GTCAGCAATTGATGCGAATCTCTGTCCTGCCTGAACACAAATACCCATCAGCTGTAGTAAAGTTTGCGAAGGTTCTTTGTAAGGCAGAGTCATAAAAGCATCTCTTAGATTTCCACCAGGTGCATCAACATCTCTGAATTCACCAGGCTGCAATGATTGAGCATCGTTGTTTACACGGATCCCTCTCATTTTAAATCCTGCTGGTAAATTTGATAATGTACCTGCATCTATTAATTGACGTAAGGCAGAAGTTGCTGCTCTTGTTAAACCACCAATCATATGGATTAATCCAAAGCCATAAAAACCTAAACCTGGCAAAAATTTAAAGTGCACAAAATATTGGATTTTATTTTTCTTAGGATCATCTATTTTATAGTTTCTTCTAATTGATAGTATCTGTCTTGAACTACTATCTACTGTTACAATGTAAGGGACTTTAATTCCTGTGATCATACCTTCAGGAGATCTGTCCTCAAAACCTTCAAGATCTAAATCAGTATGAAACTCAATCAACGTATACATCTTATCATTTTTTTGTTGACCGTTCATCTGAGTGCCTTCTAGCTCTCGTTCTTTTTTCTTAACTTCAGATTCTTCAGAGTAAGGTGCAAAGATTTCTATATCTCTATAAAAACCACCTACTTGTTGTTTACGTAAATCATTTTCTGAAATTTTTACTGTATGACAAATTGCTTCAGCATCCTCTAATGAAGTTGCAGAATAAGGAACAATTAAATCGTCCGCGGGGACAAATTTAGAAACTGCTCTTCCTAACAAATCGTCGTAATAAACTTTTTTAAAAGTTGAACCAGCTAATGGTAAATAAAATAACATTTGATCAAACTCAGGTTCATACTCTTTCATAACGTTCATGATCTGATAGTTCATGAAATCTTTAACACGTTGTGACTGAGATTCTTTTTCTGGAGTTGAGGCTCCTAGAATTTGAGTTCTTATTGGACCATCTGCTGGCAATAACTCTTTGTAAGCTTGAGCTTGGAACTGAGTAACAGCTTCAGCTAGAACTGGATGCGTTGCACCACTGGCTCCTTGAAACGGTTGTGTTCTTTGTTCAAACTGAAACCCTAAAAGATCTAGTCCTTTAGAATAAGATCGTTCCCATTCTCTACGGGATTCTTTATAATCTGTAAAGTTACCATAAAGTTCTGAACCCAATGGTTGTAAAACAGAGTCAGGTAATAATTCTGCTAAGTTAGCATAATGGTCATCACCCTGTGCTGGTGCTGCAGCTCCAGGATCAAAATCAACTTCAACTGAACCATCTGCGTTTTCTGTAATTTCAGTATTTTCAGGAGACGGTATAGACTCTTGCATTTCTACAGCAACCTCAGCCTTTTCTTGTTCTGAGGGTATAGTTATGTTTTGCCTTACGTTCGGTAAAGATTTATCTACGTCTGCCATTTGTTTTCTCCAATCTTTCTGGTTTATCTTGTTTTGGTTCATTAATCAAGCCTCTAGGCTCTGGTCCCTTTAGAGGAGGGATTGCTTTCCATTTAACATGTTTCATTTCTTTTACAAGTGTTGGGTTTTTCATTTTTTTCTAAAGTGATTGGCTATACCACCTCTAGCCAATGGAACATCTTCTTCATTAAAGTCAATTTCAATTGTCTCTCTATCAAATTCAGGGTCTTCTGTACCACGGCCTCTATTATCTGTTATGTTTTCTAAATGTTTAGCATATGCGTCAGCAACGCTTCTACTGTTGGTGTTTGGAATTTTGTTAGTAGCCTTGGTTCCATAAATTTCTTCAAACACAAGGAACGGATCTTTACCTTTATCTAAATCAATTTTTTGTTTACTAGATAAATATTCACTATTCATAATAATATTACGTGCTACCCCTTTAGCTGATGCAAATTCGTTGTTGTCGTTGTAAACTCTTTTTAAAACACCCTCTGCATCCAAAGCTTTCTTGTCTGTAATTTTTGGTTTGATGTCTCCTTTAGCTATGGCCATGTTTTTAATTTTTTTAGCGTCTGCAATTGCTTTAGCTGCTTCTATTGAAGATAAAATTTTGTCAACAATTGGATTACCTAATTTTCCAGTCACTGGTTCCTTGATACTAGCGACCAGGGGCTTCTCTAGAGTTTTTTTACCACTTTTAATTGTAACAATTTCTGCAGAATTTTTCTTTGGAGGGTTTTTTGATTTTTCAATCTGTTTTAAATTCTCTAAAAACTTTGCTTGCTCATTTGGTTTGGAATTTTTTAAAGTTCGGGCAGTTAATTTAATCTCATCTATAAATTTTGCCGGAAGTTTGCCATTTTTTGCAATCCAAAGCAATGCTTCTTTAGAAATAGGATGATTATACAAACTTTTACCCATTTTTTGTATATTACCACCAATACCAATAATATCTTTTGGTTTAATTCCCAATTTTCCTAAAAGTTTATAAATTTCAATTAATATTTTCATTAATAATATTCTTTTTTGTCTACTATTTTCATAGGTTCCTTATAATCTTCAGGGTGACCTAAAAAACCACCTTGTCTAAATCGCATAACCGCTTGCGTAGTGCTATCTACTAAGTCATCATTGTCGCCATAAGGAAAAGCAGCACATTCCTCTATAACTTCTTGAGCAAAACTCATATGAGTTGGAGCCCAAACTTGTCCACTCTCAAAAATAGGAGCGACAGCATTTACTCTAGCATGTTTATCATTTCCTCGGCTCGGCGTAAAGTTAATAACGGGAATACCCATATGACGTAATTCATGGGTCAAAGGTAACCCAGAAGCTTTTGCTTCAATTAATACAGTTTCAGGTTCCCAATACTTATAGAGCTTTAAAGCTTCACGTCTTAGTTCTGGAAATTCAAATCTTTCTTTTACTGCATCAAGTAATATTAATTGTTGTGGAGAATCTTCATCCTCTCTAAATATTCCCCAAGTTGTAATGGCACTAAAATCGGCAGATTCTTTTTTAAGAAAAGCAGTATCATAAGATTGTATGACATGATCACACGTAGGGATCCCCCTATCTTCTGGCCATTTTCTCCACCAGTCTCTTTTAATTAAAGCACCCTCCTCTGAGGTAGGATTCTGCATATATTGTGCATTCCATTTTGGAAGTGCAACAGACGCTTTAACATTTAATAATTGTTCTAGTTCCCAATACTCGGGCCACACGGGTTTATTGTCTGGCAAAATTGCAGGAAACTCTACTACTTCCCATTGGTCTGCTTTAGGTTCCTTTTGTGCAGCTTGCAACATTCCCGTTAGATCTTTTGTATTCCATCTTGTCATTACAAGTACAATCATTCCACCAGGTTGAAGTCTTTGTCTAGGTCCTGAAGTATACCACTCATAAGCACGCTCAAGCGATTTAGCGTTCATTGCGTCTTGCTCTGAGTGTGGATCATCAATAATTAATAAATCGGCACCACGGCCGGTTACGGCACCTTCAACACCAACGGCAAAATATTCTCCACCTTGTGCCGTCTGCCAACGTCCAGCTGCTTTACTATCTTCCTGGAGTCTTGTTGGAAATACATCTTTGTATTCTTCACTATCCATTAAGTGTTTTGCTTTACGTCCAAAACGTACAGCAAGTTCAGCTGTGTGAGTAGCTTGAATTATTTTTAATTTTGGTCGGTTACCAATCATCCATGCAGGTAATAAGAATGATGCAAACTCAGATTTTGTATGTCTGGGTGGCATGTTAACAATGAGCCTCTTAATCTTTCCAGATTTTAAATTATTAAATTTTTCTGCAATAACTTTATGATGGTCCCCTTCAATGAAGTCGGGCCACATATGTTTTACAAATGACATAAAATCATTTTGAATTTTAGTATGTCGCTGCTTCTCGTCTTTCTTGACAACTAACTTTTTTAATTCTCGCCTAGTCTCAGGGTCTAGGTTTTCAATGTTTAAATTTTTTATAATATTTTTTATATCTTGCATAAATAACTTTATGGGAGTGAAAATGTTTTTACAGGGTACGTACGTCTAAATCAATGATATAATGCGAAAGCAGTGGGACCCCTTTTGATATAAGGGTATTAAAAGACCGAGCGCAGCGACTTTTTTTGGATCTGGTCTGGTACCTCTATTAAATGCGAGCGCGCGCAATAGAAAAAAAAAAAAATACAAAAAATACAACCTGTGCTTGTGTGCACAGCGCGTGGTATATATGTCACATGTGTGTGGTAATTTTACAACCACTATATGTAGTGTACGCAGATACTGCATACAACTTATGGTTGATCCTCGCACGTTGTTCGATCGCGCCATTTGAAACGACAATACAACCTGTACGTGTATAGAATTATATTGCCACATTAGAATCATTCTAACTAGACGAAGATTTATCTTGACACACTATATGTAGTGTACGCAGATACTGCATACGTCCTGAGGTTGCATGATGCCTGTATATATACCCGCCCCCCATACCCTATAGTATATAAGATAATCCTACATATGTCAAGTGCATTAGTGTCGCACCTTGATTCCTGTATATAGTACCGCCATCCCCAGCCACCGTCCAAGTATATAGGATAATCTTACATATGTCAAGAAGTTTATTTGCATTTAAGTGAAATAAATATATTGCTAATATAAGATAATCTTATATAACTTTGATATATGAAAAATGTAAAACAAACTAAGACAAAAAAAACTAAACCAGTAATAACATGGCAACCAGTTAAACAATTAAATAAAAAGACTGGTAAACCATTTGGGCCGTTTTTATTAATGAAAGTTACGACATATGCAGACTAAAACAATTAATGGAATGTATCAGCGAGATAGTAAAGCGGCATTTGAGAACGCGAAAAAAGATGCCAGCTTCCAGCCTCGAGA